TTTAATACCGTTATTTTCCATTATGCTATAAACACGTCCCCATGACCGCAAAGAATACTTTGTTATAGGGTTTTGCTTACCGTAAAAATGAACATTCTTACAATGCGCCAAATATAACATGGCTTCTAACTTTTGCAGTTCAACTGCGCTGAACTCTAAATTGTCGTCTACTACTTTTTTCATATCTCTTATTTTAAAATGCGCGTTAACCGAGCCGCGCCCCTCGTTTTTTTTTAGTTAAATAATCTAAATGCTTTATCAATTGCGTTACCGTTGTCAAATTTTCGAAACCACATTTTAAAGGTGTAGCTTTCAATTACATCGTCTACCAATTGAAGCGCTGACTTTGGTATCCATGTCGAATAGGTTTTGTATTCGTTTTCTAATTTATAAGCCTTTTCAGTTTCACTAACTACTGTCATGTGGTGAATAAATGGGCTGTTAGTGTTGGATGTTAAAATTAAAGTTTTCATGTCTTTTGTTTTTTGTTATACACAAATATAAACCTTTTGCACAATTCAATGCAAGTTTTTTAACAATTATTTTTAAAATTATTTTATCGTGGGAACGTAACTGAATCTAAATCCGAAATATATTTACCGTTAACGGGTTTAAAATGTATCTTTAAAATTCGACCGCCTAATATCTTAACGGGTGCATTTCGTTCAATATGCCAACCGCCGAAACCGTCCGCGTACTCATCTTTATACGTTCCTGTAATCATTGAATGTATATGCTTTTGATTAGTCACGAATCCTACCGCCTGACTGTGAACCAACGTTTCCCTCATGTCATTTCGCGCCCAATTTTCGTGTATATGCCCCATTGTGAAAACGTCCATATCTTCGTACATCTCCAACGCACGGGTTAAGTTTATCGCGCCCTTTGTAACTATTCCACCGCCGCCTGAACCATGGTGGTACTTGGCTCTGACCCTTAATTTTCGGCTTTTGTCTTCCCGCGTAAACAACAACCAACCACCATATCCGCCCGTTTGTATGTTCGTTTTACATTGATAGTTCAATAGGTCAACAAAACGCGCTAAAATGTCCGTTTCTTGGTGCTTTATTATTCCCGTTTCGTGGTTTCCATATCCAATAACAGTAAGTAAGTGTGCGTAAGGTTTCCACCATTCCACCGCCGTTTCAACTATACTATCTAAATATCTTGCGTTGTTGTGTTCGGGTCGTATATCGCTCTTATTTCGACGTGGGTCGCCTTTTCCTTGCATACAACAAAATAGGTCTCCGTTTATAAAGATTGGTATTTCGTGTTTTACGCAGTATTCCAAATCTTTTTTCAGCTTGTCCCGGTCACATTTAGGGTTGTCCCAGTGAACATCCGAAAGAACCGCCAACTGAAACTTCATGTCAGGCAATTCAAACTCATGTATATTTCGGGTGTGCTTAATTACGTTCATTCGTAGTTGCTTTTCTTTTGACGAAAATTTCGGAATACTTTGGTTAAATTCTCGTCAGCCTTTACCTTTACTTTTACTTTGTCGTCTTTCTTTTCGACATACACATCAATAATTGGGGTGTCTAAAGTAGCTTCTAACTCTCCTTCTTTTCGTTCGATATTCAAGTCCACGTTTTTAGTGTCAATATCAACGTTAATATCCTTTTTCTTTCTGCCCTTTTTCATGGTTCAAATTCGTTAATTAAACAATAGGTTATAAATTCCTGTTTTTTCGTCTTTTGTGCGTTCTCATACCACTTCATCTGTTCCACGTACTTTTCACGGTCATTTGTAACTTGACAACCTGCTGACCATGCGTTGATGTCAGCGGCTTTAATTTTCAAATTTGCCGCGCTCCAATTGTACGTGTTCGTGTGGTAGTTTATCCCATACCATCCGGGAATAGGTTTCCCCAACTCTTCACTCTTTAAATCTTTGTCACCATCTCTGTAAACTTCAATCTTTGCGCCTATCTGTAACAATGCGGGCATTTTGCGTCTATGTAGTCCGTATTTCCATAAGTCGTAATACCATTTGTCCGCACGTACAACCGCTGCGCCTTTTGGGTTGTATTCCAGAAAACCACTTTGCAAAATAGTTTTACCGGGATGCGTTGTTCCGCTCAAAACACGAATACATTCCTCCCCTTCAAACTCGTAGAATTTATCATCAAACTTGTTCGGCGTGTCTTCATTTGACCTTACGCCTAAAATCCATCTTCCATGTGGGAAGCCATTAAAAGAATCTAACTGTTCAACCCTGTTTATAAGTTGCTCATCTGTATATTTTCTAACCATATAACTCGTTTATAAAAGTGTTTATGTTATCGTATGCCGTTTCATTAATAGTACACGTCAAATCAAATAAGATAATTCCGTAATCGGTGTAAATATGAACCTGACTGTTACTAATTACTTGATATTGTTGTCCGTCTATTTCTACGAAAGTATATTCCGTATCGTTGTACTGAAATCCACCCTCTATTTTTGTGATGTTATACATATCGTTTTGCAAAAGCATATTGAACCGTCGAAGTACTTGCTGTGGATGAAGGCTGCACCGCAAAGATTAAATAATAAGTTTGTGTTTCGTCAAATGTTATACTTCCGTTTGTTCCCGTTGCTACAAAGTCATCATTTACCGTTGCGCCCGTGTTTATGCAAGTCAAGGTATTCGTAGACGGATTGATAAATAACGACCTTCGTATTTGTGAGAACCACTGTGAGTTTGTCATGTTTAAACCAACCCCTAACAACGTTGCGCCTGTCAACGTGTCTGAGGTGTTTATGTAAAACTGAAAAGCAATAGTTCCCGTAGTAACTGCTACTCTTATTGCCCGTGCTTCAATTTCCAATATACTTGTTGCGCTTATTGTATTCGATGTGAGTGTAATCGTTGCGCTCTTTGTTAGAGCTGTGACGCCTGTTACGTTCGTTCCTGTGACGATGCCCAATGATGGGCTATTATTTATCGTAAGGTTTCCCGAACCTAAAATAGAACTTCCGTTTATCGTCTTTATGTTGGTTGCACTTACTAACGTTTCTTGAACCGCTACATTCCCACTACCCAATAACGACGTAGAATTAATAGTCTTTATATTCGTACCCGAAACTAACAAATCTTGTTTTCCGTTCCATGTACTTTTTTCGGTGTCCGTTACAAATCTGTGTGTTGCGTCTTCCGTTACCTTTGTTGCGTCAACGGCGGTAATTTTTGCGTTTGTTACCGCGCCGTTATCAATAGTCCAAACCGAACCCGAACCACTTACCGTTATGTCGCCTTTGTCACCGTCCGAAATACCACCTCCACCGCTTACAACTAAATTTCCGCTGCCTAATATCGAACTGCCGTTAATCGTCTTTATGTTAGTACCCGAAACAAGGTTATCTTGTTTACCCGCTTCGAGTTCTTCTACTTTACGCCATGTGGACTTCAACGCCATTATTTACGGTTTTCGCGGGTTCTTTGTACGAACATAAAAAACGCTCTCCAAAGGTTTTTACCTGTCACCTCTTTGTAACTTTCGGACATACTTTTTACCTCGGTCATTAAACAGAAAAGCGTAAACAATTTAGTCAACATAAATTCAACACTGGTGTAACTTTGGAAGACGTCGAATAAAATATACTTTTCCGCTAAAAAAATAACAATGATTGCACCAACGTACAAAAGGCTTTTTGTTATCGTGTCGCTTAGTCTTCTACTCCGTACCCCTGCCCAACCTTTTAACCGTACCGTTTTCCATATACCAAAATACGTATCTAAAACAATCGCAAAGAATGCCATTAATATCAAAGGCTTAATAGGTGTGAGAAGTGCCGTTAAACTCGCTAATAAGGTAGTAAAATAAGTCTTCATTTATTGGTATTGTATAACGTGAATGTATGTCTTTGATGCACCGCCTAAAATTCCATCCGTTGCCGTTGCCGTTCCGTCAAAAGATTTTACCGCAATTGTGTCTGCCGCTTGGTTCGATATGTTCACAAACCTATCTTCTATTAAAGACGCGCTGTTTATATTCATTTCTTCGTCACCTGTTAAAATGTTTCCAAAACCCACTATTTCATATACGCCTACTGCAATATAAGAAGTTGTATATGTGTCGTTGAAATCGTCTTTTTTTATGGTCAAGGTTGGTGCGCTCGTTCCCGTTTGTTCAATCATTGCAATGAACTCCTTTTTGCTTACTGACTCGCAAAGGTTCGCGTTTATGTACTTTGTTTCGTATGCGCTTACGCCGTCCCATTGACTAATCAATAGAAGGTCGTCATTTGTTAGGTCTGTTGCCTGTGTGAATTGGCTGAAACTTTTCATTTTTTATCGTCTTTATGTACGCGGTTAATTTCTGTATATTGTCGCGCTTCGGTTTGTACGTTTTCTTTATAGATACCATCCCCGAAAGTAATTGTTTGCACTCGCGGACATATCCCCGCTCTGATATTCGTTGTATTCGGGGTACAAGTTATTGTAGCTTCCTATGTAGTCAATAAATCGTTGTGTGTAATGCTGTGCAATGGAACGTTCTTTTTCTACTAAATAGTCAACCTCGTTTTTTTCTACGTTAGTTGCGTTCTCTGAATTGTGCTTATACATTCCTTTATTCGCAATCGTGTACGCTGCAAAGGGTAAATACTCAACCATTGCCCAATGTATCAACATAGGCTTTATATACGTTTCTAATAACTCTAAATAGGGACTTGCTAACGTGTTATTTTCTATGTCCGTCTTTATCTTATTAAACAACTGCGTACCTAAATACTGCTGAATGTAAATATCCTGCGCAATCTTAATGAACTGAATGAATTTATCCGTATCAACGTTTCCACCTAACGCGGTTAAACGTACTAAATCGTCGCGTGTTATAAGTAGTGCTTCTGCCATGTTATTTTCGTTTTGGTAGGAATGCGCGGTTAGGCATTTCAATAGGTCGTTGCGCCACGAATGAAGGGTTCTTAACTACGTAACCCATCTTTTCCGCTTTGCGTCCCGCAATCTGTTTTACAAGTGGGTCTTCAACGTCAATATCCATACCCTCAAACGTTGCGTAAACTTGTTTATTCCATCTATGGTAACAATTACCGCCGCCTTTATATTTCCAAATGCTGTACGTATTTGTGCCACGTGGCCCCCAACCCGGATTGACGGGTATTTTCTCCATTCGAATAATATCTTCCTTTCGGTAAATCTTACCCGCTTCCATCATTTTAACACAAAATGGTCTTGGCTTACCGCTTTTACCGCCCGTTTCACCAGCGTAAACATATCGCGTTAAAAATTGAATGCCGTTAATTACTTTGTCCTGTTCGCTTTTTATATTCGGCTTTGGTGTTCCCGTCGAAACAAGGTTAACAACCTTAGATAAAAAACTTTGTTTAGGTTCTGTATTCAATAGTTCGTTTTCCGCGTCGTCGTTGTCGTAGTCAACCTCAAATTCATCTATTAAAACCCATTCGGGGTTCGGGTCTTCGCCTAAACCTATCAAAATATCCACAGGGTCAACTTTCGATAAACTTACGTCCTCTTCTTCAACCTTACCAGACGCATCCGTAAACTCTAACGGCTTCAACGTTTCAAAATACAACTTTAAATTCACGCCATTGTACGCTAAAATTCTGTCTAACGCATCTAAAATTAACTCTTGATATGGACGTACAACCATGTTATAATAAAGAATAAACGAATTTTTAAGTTCGTCCGCGTTGCTTGAAAACCCGTTTGAACTTGAAACGCCAAAAAGCAAAGGCGACGTAACGTTATGTCCTAACATTATTTTCCTCATACATTCATCCGAAAGATATTCATAATGCGAAGGGGCGTCATTTAGCGGTACGTCTATTACTTCGGTAGCTTGTTCTTTATTGTTGTTAAATGATATTATAACTCGTTCGCCTTTTGAACCCGTTAGCTTTGATTTTACTAATCTTTCGGTGTCCGCCATTTGTTCTTCTGTCGGCGTTCCATTGTTAAAATTAATCAGCTTCGTGCCTGAAAAATTATTCTGTACCTCGTTTATCAGATAGTCTGCAATTTCCTCTTCTAAAACCGCGTAAGGCAACGCACCTTGGTAGTCAACTAACGCAAAGTATTTAAGTCCTACTGAATAAGGACGAACGTAAAGTATTTCTATCTGTTCTTTTGACGTACCGAAAGACGGAATACGCTTTGGTGGAAACTTCTTTGTGTCCGTCCAATTGTCAGAATAGTAATACGCTTCTATTTCTCCGTCTTTATTGCATTTTTCAGGACGCAAAAGGTGTACGGGTATATGGTATGCCTTATCAATCCTTGAATGGTCTTTTGAGTAAATAACCTGAATAGCAAATTGCCCTAACATCTTTGCATCCATAATCATTTTACGAATGCAATCTTTATTAAACATTACACGCATTTGGGCGTACTGGTCGGGCTTTTTAGACGCATCTAAGGCATTCAGTCCACGACCGTAGATTAACTTAGCTATATTGTTTATAATCGCGTTATTTGTGGGGCTGTATGTATATCTATCAATAAGGTATTGAAAGTAATTATTGTCTTCCCCGTAATCAACCCAATTATCGCGGCTGTTTTCGTGTACAACCGGGCTTTCATATCGTGCTAAATCTACTACGTGTATATTATTCATAGGTAATGTATTCGTTTGTCGTTACGTTTGGCACGTACTGAGATGTATTGTTAGGGTAATTGTTTACGCTGAATGTAGAAATGTCTTGACTTGTCACGAAAACCTTGTCGTAAAATACAACGGTTGTTCCGTCGTACAATTTAAGGTCGTAGAAATGGTTCTCAATTAAAGCTACATCAATGTCCAAAATCAACTGAAAAGTGTATTCTAATTCAGTAAATGACATGATAGTGAATGTTTGTTCCGTATTTGTGCTGTCGTCCCTAAAAACGCAACTATCCGCTGTGGAATATCGCGGTACAATTTGTAAAGTTTTGTATTCAGCCGTTGGCGTAATAACTATCATACTAATATAACGGAAAATACGTAATTCGTTTTAAAACAAAAAGGGGTCAACCCACGGTCAACCCCTCATTGAATAGAGATATAGAGAAACAAAGAGCCTAATTAATTATCGTCTATTGTTGCACCACCAAACAAAGCAGCCAATGACGCCTCGTCGTTACAATCCAAGAACGGCGCCGGGGTATTCTCCATGGCCGTAAATGTCAAATTATAACCCGAAAAATCTCCAAGGGCAGCCCCAGTTGAAAAAGTACCCGCAGTAACGTCGCATCCTCTTTCAAGTCCAGCTAAGAAAAAGTTTAGGTTTCTGTCACGTACTACAATGTGCGGACGTCCGTAAGAAAGTAACTTAACCGTTTTGTGTGTTGCGATGTCTTGACGCTTCAATTGTGCAACCAAAACTTGTTCGAAGAACGTTGTTCCGTTATCACGCGAAGATTGAATGTTTTGCTCGAAAGAGTTCGCACCTTTCAACTCAAACTTGTAAAGTGTAGTAACTCCCGCAACTGCCGTAATCACGTCCTCATAACCCGGTGTAGGTGGCGTAGTATCAAACGTTACATCGTCCGGGTATGCAATCCCATAATTTATTATATAAATTGCGTCTATACCCGAAACCGAATCCTTACAGGCTTCTAACCTACCACTGCTAATATCACACGACATAGTTTTAAATTTTAAAGGTTAGTATTAAAGAGTAACGTCGTAGATAACGCAGTCTTCCAAAATTCCGATTTGAGTTCCCGCAGTGTATCGTGCAACAAAACGAACGTTTTTAGAACCGTCAAGGTCAGCCATGTCCAAAACACGAACTTCGTTATGGTCAGAAAGTAGACCTGTACCGAAGAACAAGTTTTCTTTGGTAGTTGCCAACATTGAATCGGCAGCCAAACCATTTGCCATAAATACAGGAATACCGTCGAAAGTTAAAGCGTTCGCGTTTCCGTTGTACCATGTAGTACCTTGGTTGTTGATACCCGCAGCACCAATACCTGAAGTGAACCCACCCAATGCACGTACATACGCACGAACAACGTTTTGTGGAGCGTAGATTTTCAAACCTTCTTTTCCATAAAGTCTTGACGGAAGAGCATCAACTACTTTTCCTAATTCAGCGATAACGTTAGTAGGGTCAATAGCTGTACCTCCTACACATTGTGCAACTGGAATACCTGTACCCGCTTCACCTAATGCAGTAAAGAAAAGTCCGTCAAATTCACCAGCGTTTGCGCCGTCACCCATCCAAATAGATGTTTCAGTACCTTCTGCCATTGTTCCCAAAACACGGGCAATAAAGAAGTCTGTAAAGTTTTTTGGCAATACGTCAAATGCAGAATATCCCATTTGAACCGCCTCCCAATCATCCTCAAATTCAGTACGGCAAATAGTGGCATTTACTTGTAAGTACTTGGGTTCGATTACTCTGTCAGCAAGAACGATTTCACCTGTTGGGGTGTAATCACATGATTGGTCTGCAATCAAACCGCTTGATGAAAGAGTTTTTACCGTGCTTCGGTATTTTACGTTGGGCATAACGGTTACCCCGCCGTTTTCAATGGTGTTAGCACTCAAAAGAGCTGCACCGATGTACTTCCCTGCAAATTCACCTGCATAGGACGTAGTGTTGTTAACTGTTGTTGGCATTTTATTTTAAATTAAGAATTAATACAATTTGTTTAGTACCCTATCCAAAGACGATTGCGCCCTATTTTTAGAGTATTTGAATACTTGTGTTGGTTGCTCGTTTTCGGGGTTGTAAGAAATAGGTTTTACCGAACTTGCGTTTTCTAATTCCGTCTTTACGGCTTTCAATTCAGCTTTCAACGTTTCGTTTTCTTCACGCATTTTTGCAACCTCTGAAAACAACGTTTCTTTGATAATAGATTCGATTGTTTTCTTTGGCTGTGGTGCTTCGGTTTTCATTTCTTCTTCAACCGCTGCTGGTTCTTCTACAACCTCTTCTTCAGTTGTTTCTTCAACCTTTTCTTTTATTTCTTTTATGATACCTTCTTCTTCAACGACAAGAATGTACTCGCCGCCTTCCATTTCGTATTCACCAACGGGAACGGGGACGTTACCTTCTTCCGTTACTACGAATACCTCTGCGCCCGGCTCGAACACTTCCGCCTCAATAACGGTTGTTCCGTCTGCCAAACGTGCTTGTTCAAGTTTCACTTCTATTCCTAAAAGCGTCTTGATTTCTTTTATTGCTTGTTTTGCGTTCATAATCATTTAACTTTTTATAAATTATGTTTTTTCTTAAAGTCTCCAAAAAATTTATTTTGTTTTTGCATTTCATCAAGTATCTTTTTACTTTCTTTATAATCCGTAGATATATTAGGGTCTAAAGATAATTCCTCTACTTTTTTAGCAAAATTTTCTAAATCAGTTTCGATAAATACAGAATTGCCACTTAACATAAAATACTCTTTTTGTATTTTTTCAATTGCTTGTCTTAATTGTAGATATTTTTGTTTATCTTCTTCTAACCATTTTTTGTATTCATTTAATCTTAAAATAGAAGCTAACTCTACATTTACCTCTGATAACTCGGTTTTTCCTAACTTCGCTATCTTTTCAAATACGTGTTTATTCATAACTTATTAACTTATTGGGTTTATATTGTTGCATTTTTAGTTGTAACTGCTACTTCGTGTTCGTGTTTGAGTAGTCTTAATAGTCGTGTTCTGCGTTTGGTTAACTAAACTACCCACGCCCTGTTCCCATAACCCACCATTGCAGCACTCACGCTTGTACGTGTTGTCTTTACATAGGCATCCACGATTACCGCCTATCGGACTCATTAACGCTTTTTCTCCTTTAGCCATTGCTTATCTTTTCTATAAAGTATATTACGTCGTACAAAGAACCTGAATGAGAAGGTTCAAACTTTAAAACCAACCCGTCACTTGCTGCGTTTTCGTTCGCGTACAAATGAAACGTTTTACAAAACTTATGCTCAACGCCGTTACCTTTTGGGAAAATAAGTACGTCGGCTATGTTTGAATAGTCGGGATCACTCGGGCAGTTCAAATACATTTCAATATGTCCGTTGCTCGTGTTTAAATAACCCTTGAAACATATCGTAATACAATACGTTGCGTTTTCTTGTAAGGTAAATTCATTCACTCCATACATTGACAAAGCGTAGTTATCAATCTTTACTGCTCCGTCATTTTGTACCGTAAAAGGTGCGGTTGTAAAAT